AGATAATGAAGTTTCAAAATTAATTATTGAAAAATTTGTAGCATTTAAAAAATGGTCAAAAAGTGAAATCGATAAACTTTAAAACATCGTATTGATGCGTGGGATGATGAACAAGAATATTTATTACATAGAAATGAAACTACAGGAATGATTACATTAATAAAAGAAAATGAAAAAGTAAGGACAGTAAATAAAATAGAAATGTGTAGGTTACAAGGGTTTCCTGATAATTATTGCGATATACTTACAACTAAAAAATCAGGGTCACTTTTAGGTGATGGTTGGACTTTACCAATTATAGAACATATTTTTTCATTTATAAAAAAATAATTATGAGCAGATTAGACAATAAAAAAAACAGAGTAAATCTTCATAAATTAGTATGCTTATCTAATTTGTTGGTTGAAAATTTAGATGATTTAAAAGTGACTACAGAGCGAATGTTAACGTTGAAAAATACGTTAACTCAATTTGTAGAGGAACTAAACGATAGTTTAGCAGAAACTGAAACGATGCAAAAAACGACTTATTTTGGCGACATATCCAATAAAATAGATACTATTCTACGAAAAAACTTCGACGAACAATATTAATTTGTACTTTTGATAAAAAATTATTATGGCTTTTAAAAAAGGGAATACACACGCAAACACTTACAAACGTGATATAGTTTTAGACTTAATTACTAAACTACCTAACGCATCAACTATGGCACTTTCACGAATGTTATTTAAAACATATCCTTTAGACTTCGATAATTTAGAACAAGCAAGAGGAATTGTTAGATATTACCGAAATGAACTTAATAAATCAAGTCGAACTATCGTAGTAGGCTTTAGAACCGAAAAAACTAAAAAACAATTTATGATGAAATTACCCGAAAGTGATTACCAAAAATGTGAACCTTTTATAATCCCAAAAGGGCAAAATAATATCTTATTATTGTCAGATATACATTTACCTTACCAAGATAATAAAGCATTAGAATTAGCAATTAATTACGGAATTGAAAATAAAGTAAATTGTGTTTATCTAAATGGTGATACTATTGATATGTACCAAGCTAGTCGATTTGTAAAAGACAGACGTTTGCGTGATTTAGCTGGAGAGTTAGAAATGACACGTAATTTTTTAAAGCAACTTCAAGAAACTTTTAAATGTCCTATTTATTTTAAAATCGGTAATCACGAGGCAAGGTGGGAGCATTATTTAATGCTTAAAGCACCTGAATTATTGGGAGTTGATGACTTTAAATTGGAGCAAATATTGCGATTTAGAGAATTTGGTGTTACTTTAGTAAAAGATAAACAAATTTCTTATGCTGGTAAATTACCAATTTTACACGGACACGAATGGTATGGTGGTTTTGCTCCTCCAGTTAATCCAGCGAGAGGATTGTTTTTGAAAGCTAAAGAAAGCGCAATAGTAGGACACCATCATAGGACTAGTGAACACACAGAAAAGACTTTAAGCGGTGAAGTTACAACAACTTGGTCAACTGGTTGCTTGTGTGGATTAGAACCTGAATATGCACCTTACAACAATTATAATCACGGATTCGCACACGTAAAAGTTTCAAAAGATGGAAACTATGAATTGAAAAATATAAGAATTATTAACTATAAAACAGTATAATGAAGCCACTACACTACAGAAATGGTAACGATTACGATGTAATTGACTTCGTAAAAGATAACGAGCTTAATTTTAACGAAGGAAACGTAATTAAGTACGTTACACGTTGCAGAAAGAAAGGAACGCACCTTAAAGACCTTGAAAAAGCGTTAGACTACATTCAAAGAGAAATTGAATATGTAAGAAAAGAAGAACTTAAAAAATTAGACGAATGACACTAAAAGAAAAATTTAGAAAATATTGTACAACTACAGTACAAATTAATCAGGACCAATCACAATATACTGAAATTAAATATGCTGAAGAGTGTGAAAAAATAGCAGATGAATTTGCTATTGGATTTGGACAATGGATGGCAAAAGAATATTGGCTAAATTCAAGTGGTAAATATACGAAAGGTCAAACACATAAAGAACTATTAGAAATTTACAAAAAAGAAAAAGGATTATGACACCAAAACAAAGAATATTAATAGTAATGAAATATTATTATTTGCGAGGTTATAATTCTGAACGATGTAACAAATTATATTTTAAAATAATTGATAAATGTAAATTTTGCGGACAATCAAACGGAGTTCACAAATTAAGTTGTCAAACTAAAAAAATAATTTTGCATATTTAAAAAATAGTATTATATTTGCATAACAAAAAAGTTCGGCTAGGGACTTTAACAAAATTATAACGCCTCTTTTAATGCTTAATTCTAGCCGATTAAGATTTTTAAAAGAGGTTTTTATTTTAAATATTATGAGTAATTTACCAAAGATTAACGATTTGTATTCAGACAAATTGACTACTCAAAAAAATGATGCTTTCATTACTTTAATGAATCAACAACCAAAAAAAGAGTGGATTAAAACGCATCCATTTATTAAAAACTATAAATATTTGCCTATTGAAAGAATTGAGTTTCTTTTAAAAACAATATTCAAATCTTATAGAATTGAAGTATTAAGAGAAGGTCAAAGTTTTAACGGAGTTTATGTAGTTGTAAGAGTTCATTATCTACATCCTTTAACTGGTATGTGGGAATTTCACGACGGAATAGGGGCAAGTCAATTACAAACTGCAAAAGGTACCTCACCAGCGGATTTAGGAAATATTAATAATGGCGCTTTAAGTATGGCTTTTCCAATAGCTAAAACAATAGCTATAAAAGATGCAACAGACCACTTCGGTAATTTGTTTGGAGCTGATTTAAATCGAAAAGATGTTATTAGTTATGAATTAGATTTAACACTAATTGAATTAACACCTGAACACCCAAACTGGCAAAAAGTAAAAGAAGCAGTAAAAAGTGGTAATTTCACAATTGAACAAGTAAGAACTAAATATACATTATCAAATGACAACGCAACAGAACTTCAAAATTAGAGCCTCAGCAAGTGGTAAGTTAATGACTTCACCACGTGCTAAAACTGAAACACTTTCAGAAACTACAAAAACATATGTTAAAGAATGGCTTACGGAATCTATTTATGGAGTTCGTAAAGAAATTAAAAGTAAATATTTAACTAAAGGATTGAAATTAGAAGATGCTGCAATTGACAAAGCGATTGAGTGGTTAGATTTGCCATTTGCAATTAAAAACGAAAAGTTTTTTGAAGATGAGTTTTTTTGTGGAACTCCTGACCTAATTGTAGATAGTGTAGTTTATGATATTAAATGTAGTTGGGATTGTTTTACTTTTCCATTATTTGAAAATGAAATACCAAATAAAGACTACTTTTATCAATTACAAGTTTATATGCATTTAACTGGTTGCAAAAAAGCAGTTTTAACTTATGTTCTTTTAAATACACCTGAAGAACTTACATACGAAGAAAAACATAATTACGATAGTATGGATAAAAAATATCGTATTAAAACTTATGTTTTTGATTATGACCAAAATATAATTGATGCATTAAAAGAAAAGGTAACAACCGTACGAGAGTACATAAATATTTTATAAAATGTCGAAAATCCAAGTAACATTAGACGCTACAAAATTGCGTAATTTAGTTTCTAAAAGAAGCTACAAAAACAAAAATGATGAACAAGTAGAATTACAAGAAGTAAAATTTGAACTTGTTGAAGTTAAAGAACCTAAACAAATTTATGAAAAAGATAATATGCGCATAATGAAAACGCATTTTGCTTGTGTAATTCAAACTAAAGAAGAAAGAGAATCTAAAGCAGATACTATTTATATAGGAGAGGGTTTTACAACTATTTGGGCTTCTGATAAAAAAGAAGTAATACATACTGCAACACCTATTCAAGAAGAAGAAAAAGAAGATTTACCTTTCTGATACAATGACAATATTAAACTTTTAATTAAGATGTTTGATTTGTATTAATAAAACTAATCCGAATTGCTTTGTAGTTCGGATTTTTTTATTTACTTTTACAAAGTCGTTGCAC